ATGAGTGATCGTTTTAAAAAAATAGAAGGACAACGATTTGGGCGACTCGTGGCTATATCTCCTACCGAAAAAAGAGATACTAACGGGAGTGTAATTTGGAAATGTAAATGCGATTGCGGTAATATTGTCGATGTATCAGCTAAAAGCCTTACGGCTGAATCAGGAAAGAATACACGGAGCTGTGGATGCGTATTAAAAGATTATCAACATACAAAAGGTGCGCAGATTCTTAGAGAAGAAGTAAAAAAAGACTGTGTTGAGGGCACAAAAATCAATTCGTTATCGAGGAAAATATCTATCAACAATACATCTGGAATCAAGGGCGTATCGTGGGATAAAAGAAAAGGTAAATGGATAGCGCAAATTTGTTTTAAAAGAACAAATTACAGACTAGGCTATTATAGTAACATAGAAGATGCCGCAAAAGCAAGAAAAGACGCAGAAGAAAAATTTTACAAACCGATAATAGAAAAATACAAAGGAGAAAAAAATGACGGAAATTAAAAGAAATATCATAATCAATAAAGCTGGTGGAAATGCCAGCAAAAATGCTTGTACATACAAGTTATCAATCCCGGTTGCCGCAATTGAAGCGCTCGGGGTGACGAAGGATGATAGAGGTGTCGTCCTTTCGATTGAAGGTGATAAGATCGTTATTGAAAAGGATGCATAGTCTAAAAAGAGGCGGAAAAACAACCGCCTCTTTTTACCTTTTATGTCAAAGGTATGAATTTTACTGCATTTTTCCAGTATTTTAGACTAATATGTTGTAAAATGCATGTCATTCCAGTCCGCAAAGCAGAAGCCATTGTGTTTTTCACCCGCTTCTGCTTTGCCATCTTTAAGACTTATTTATGCTTTATGCCCATAGGCTGTGCTCAAGCTGATCCAGCCGGCGCCACTTTTAAGGCGGCCCCAGCCATTTTTCTGCTCCACAATAGTAAACACACCTTTTCCGGTGTATCTACCAGTCCAAGCATAATTTGTACCCGGTCCTTTTCGAATTCGAAGCTGTGTAACAGTGACCGCCCATTTCATCGCAGAAGGCGCTGGCGTCTGTGTTAAGCCGCCAGATGTTCCCGCCTCCGCTGCAAGCCGCTTTTTAAACGCCTGCCAAGACGCATCCGATCCGCTGTCTGTGTTCCATCCTTTAATCCCCGGGCAATATTTTCCTGTCACATCGTAATGCCGAATAACCCTGCTGAGTGGAATATTATATTTGTTCATCAAATAGGCCGATAGTTTTACAGCATTCGACACCGCTTTTTCCGTAAAGTACCAGTTGCCGTCGTTTGCTTTTGTGACTTTTCCTGTCTTGTTTGTGCTACAAATTTCTATCGAAATACAGTTGTGATTGTTCGCAGTCCCGTGAAGTTTTCCACCTTTGTTTCCGTACGCATCCCCGCCTACAGCCCAGCAAGAATATTTATTCGGATCCGGGTTGTACTGCACAATTTCCTCATCGTCCACGATAAAATCTGCCGTTCCAGATGCCGTCTTGAAATATTCTGCCGTATTTCTCGCAGAGCCTTTTCGGCTTGTCACGCCGGCCGTGTAGTGAATCGCAAGGTATTTATCTTTTCCTCTATCTCCCACGTATGTTCCATTTGTTCCGGTCATTCTAATAATATTAATACCCATTTTTTCTCCCTTCTAAAAATCCTCTAATGACGTTTGTTTGACGATCACTTTTTTCTTTATTCCTTCGGTTCTGTATATGTGAGTGCCTGATCACTGTCTGTTATACCTTTGGTGGTCGGATCCGTCACAACTCCGAGAATCACAAGCACGCCAAATACGGCATTGACTACATCAAGTAACTTGTTTCCAAGGTCACCGAGATCAAGTGCGTATCCAAACACTGCCGCAACGACCTGAATCAATAACAGGACTGCCGGAATCAGTGCGAGCCAAAAGGCTTTGTTTTTAATTCTTACTACCCAGTTAATATTTCTCATGTTCTATACCTCTTTCTTTTTCAAATGTAATTCTTCAATTTCATGCATCATTTTTGTGATCATCCAATTACCATCTAAAGCGTGATAAGCAGCATACATTTCCATGAAATTTTCATAAGCATACGATGGGATATCACCTAATCTCATATACTTATCGTGATACTCAATAAGTTGAACCCTAAGTAAAAGCATTGTACCTTTACTGTTTGCGTCCCTGTCTTTTTTCTGATTTTTCAATAGCCAAACCACGTACCCCATAAGGGCGGTGACAATGATTGGTAACACAATCGTGTATGTTGAATAAATAAACTGTTCCAATGGTCTGTTGTCCTTTCTGTACGCAAAAACAACCGCTTCTGACGTTATATAATCGTCATATGGCGGTTGTTTTCGTGTATGTGATGATTTCCTTGCCTGTTGATTATTCTGCCAATTCAGGACAATCAAGATCAACTAAAACTTCCTTTACTTTGTCCTTGATACGATCAGGAACATCAGCAAATGTTTTCTTACCTTTAATGATTAGTGATGCATAAATCTTTGCCATACTTCACACCTTCTTCCTTATCCCATCATTTCATAGATTTCACACATAGCAATCTGTGCCTGTGTAATTTCATTTTCAAGATCAGCATTCTTTTCTGCCTGAATTTTAATGTATTCGTCCTTGTCATACTCGATAAGGTCAAATTCATATCCAGTAAATCCCGGCTGTCCGTCAGTTTCATCTTCATTCACTTCCGTGATATTGGAACTGACAAATACTTTTGTTTCCGTCAGTTCCAGTTCTTCCGGTCTGACGGTGCTTTTCTGTTTTCCATAATCAATCATGCTGCATTCAATCCTTTCTTTGCGTGTTGGTGTGCCTTTCTTAAATTTTCAAGGTCGTATATCTTTTCATATAAGTGATCATAACGTTTCATCTATTCATTGGTATTTGCAAATCCGAATTTCAGTCGGCATTACTGCCCGGTAAATACGGTTGACCTTTCCTTATTTTGTGATAAGTAAAGCGGTATTCCCTCAAAGGGTTGTCTTGCACCGCTTATTTATATGTTTTGCCAAGTGGCACGGTTGAAAGAATACACACAATTTATAGAAATAGCCGGATGTTTCCACCCGGCTATCTGATGCATTTACTAAGTGACCCCTGATATTCCGATTACGATTACCAACACTGTTATTCAGATTCCAATAGAAACTGCCTGCATTACTGCCATTATTCCAATTACTGCCTAATTGAGTGATTGTATTTTTTAATGGTTTTCGCTACAGGTAAATAACGAAAATATCAGAAGTTCTTTCAACCTAATGAATTAAATTTACAAGTTACATTTTAAGCTGCCATTTTCTGCTTCCATGCTTCGATTGCAGCGGTATAAGTAGCAGAATCACGTGTTGGAATATATACCAAGTGACCCCCGACACTCCGACCACGACGACCAACACCGTCATACAGAGCCCAAAAGAAACCGCCCGCACTACCGCCACCATTCCAAGCACCGCCCAAGCGAGCGATACGGTAAGCGTTCAAGTTGACAGTGATATATGTGTAATCACCAACAGGTAATGAACTGTTACCAAGGCATTCTGACGCAATAAACAACCAGTCACAAGCTGTTGAATATCCCATTGCTGATATATATCCTTCTTTTGGTGTAACTGTAAATCCGGCAGGCTCATAGTTTCCACTGTTCTTTGATTCTGCAAAACTGAAATCAGAACAAATATAAGGCTGACCACCGCCCATTTTTCCATTTCCCCAAATATTGATACCATAGACAAATTTCCAAATGTTGCCCCAAAAGTTTTCTTTACCTCTCCAACATACAGAAGTCTTACCGTCAACAGTGTACTCTTTAGCAACACCACCCTCATAAGTGGTTGTTTTCTCTGCCCTACCTGTACCATTTCCAAGTGAAGCAGTTGAACCTGTTGCAGCAGCATAAGAACTTGTTGTGTCACTTCCTGTAGTCCAAGGTAAGGAAACAACACCCTGTGCAACAGCGGTCTGTAAGTTCATCATACCCATTTCAATGATCATAAGCATCTGTTCAGCAGATACCTGTTTAATCAGATCACCATGCCAGTTTGTTCCCCTGTTCTGTGCCATTGCTTCAATATTCGGTCTTGTAAGGTCCTGTGAAGAACCTGATGCAGGTCTTGCACCTGCGATTGATGAAAACTTATCTTCACCAGTGTTCATAACCTGTTCATCATTCAACAGATATGCACTTGCTGATGCATCGTAAATACTACCTTCATAAGCACTTGTCAGGAAGTAATCAATTTCATTTCCTGATGCATCATAGAATGCCGGGTGAAGTCTAAAACCCGCACGCGGCTTTTCTGACACATAATAGTTTGCCTTTCTTAGGTGGTAGCCGATGCCTGTATCAATAGGGTCATACTCTACAGGACACACTAAATAATAGAACTTTGGCTGATATACCATTACCTGACCTGTTGAACCATCTTCTTTGTAATCTGCATCACCGTACCATGCTACGATAGAGCCATCGTCAGCTACATTACAGCGTTTACGACCACCAAACATTATGAACTTGTCAAAATCAGAACCTTTTGAAAGGTTGGCTGCTCCGGCAAGTCTCTTGAATGTTTTGTTTTTGTAATCAACCTGAATACCAACAATATCATCAGCAGTAATACCCAAATAGGCACGAATATCTGCTACACCTGCAAGAATTTCCTGGCTGTTAAAGTTCTCACTTCTCAATTCATCAATGTTACTTGCCGCACTTGCATTTTCAGCACTTAAAGACTGCAATGTACTATTTGCTGCAGCAACAGACACATCAAGATTTGACTTTGCTGTGCTTGCTGCTGTAATAACGTCTGAGAGTAAAGTTTTAACCTTACCCGCACTGTTAATTACTTCCTGAAGCTGACTTTTTGCAGTACTTGCATCAGAAATTGCAGAATCAAGGTTTTTCTTTGACGTTGCTGCTGTAGTGTTGGAACTATCCAACTGACCTTTAATCTGATTTGCATTATCAATAACATCCTGTAAATTACTCTGTGCGGTTGTTGCATTTGTAATTACTTTTTCAAGATTTGTCTTTGCTACATTGGCATTGCTGATTGCTGTATTTGCAATACTAGTTGCTGCTTCAACATTACTTTTTGCCGCATTGGCTGTACTTATTGCATCGGTCAGATTTTCCTTTGCTGTATCGGCTGTACTTGTAACGTTCTGCAAATTGGATTTTGCTGTATTTGCCGCGCTTGTAGCATTTTGCAAATCGGTTAATGCAGCACTTGCGGCATTAAGTTTCTGCTGTACAGCATCCACATCTTTATCAACCGCATCCTTTGCAGCAATTACTTCTTTTTTCAAATCAGCGTAAGAATTATTATCATCGTTTACTTTTTCAAGTGCATTGACAAAAGATGATCTTACCTCTTCGCCGTATACTGCGTTTAAAATCTGATCAATATAAGGCTGTATATTTGCCATTATTCAGCACCTTCTTCCTCTTTCTTCTCAGAATTCTTATATTCTTCAAATTCCCGTTCTATCGCACTCTGCTCGATAGACTGTATCTGCTCTTTCAGTTCGCACAATACATACCTTACATTAACTGCCGGCACTCCACTCTCATTGATTTTGTCAATAAGTTCCTTTTTCAATTTATCTGTTGCATAATTTATACCTATCATTTATACACACTCACCCGATTAATATCTAATAGCTATCACTCTAATAGTCTCACCATTCACAGTTATTTTTTTAATATATGTCGGAAGATATCCTACATATTTATTGTCAAGATATCCAACGTACCAATTTGTTACCTGTAGATTGTCTATAAGTGTCTTCCCCAAATTAACATGAATCCCGTCCATCTTAAACTCCAAAGGCGTAATAGTTACACGCTTTTGGATGTTTTTCGTTGTTCTGTCCACTGCATATAACGCAATTTTTGATGAAGCATAGTCATATGCTGTATCACCCGACCCACCTCTTAAAAATGCGTAAGTATATGATGAAATAGCATAGTCATCATAATAAATTGCATAGTCGGCATTGTTGAGTTTTGCATAAGTACCAAGCCTTGCGTTTCCACCTGTTGAAATGAATACACCCTTTACGGATAC